GGCGTCACCGGTGGCGATTTCCGGAACGTCAGCGGTGCGAACCGATAGCACGGGGTGGTTGGCCACCACCTCCACCGATTCGCCGCCCACCAGTTCCGAATAGGCCTGAAACATCCCTGATACCGGGCGGGTGGCTCCCCCTTGCGGGGAATAAAGCACCTCCCGCCCGTCCAGCGTTTCAAGCAAAGTGAGATGGTGGCCGTGCATGTCATCCATGAACGTCATCACAGCCCCACATTAAGCAGCACTTGCGCGTTGCTATCGCCGGAAGCCGCCGCTGCCGCCGCCACGCCGATCAGCGTGTTATCGGTGGCCGTGGTGGTCACTTCGCTTTCGCTCTCGTCCCAGTACAGCTTTGCACCTTGCGTCACCGCGCCGGTCGCTTTGGGAATGCTGAATACGCCGCTGATATGCACCGCGCCGGTTTTGCCATTGGCGATGTCGGTTTTTGCAACAGCGCCAATGGTGCCGATCAGAACGAACTGGCCGGACGTAATATCCGCGCCAGCGGTATAGTTGAGGGTTTTACCCTCCTGAACATAGTTGGTAGCCATGATATTTCTCCTGTTTTAGATACAAAAAAAGCGGCTTGAAGCCGCTGGTTGGGTAGGAATAATGGAAGAGTCTACGCGCCCGGATTTTTATATAGGGTGCGGAATTCCAGCGGCGCTGCCGCCGCGTCGATACGCACCTTGTATTCCACCCCGTCAATCGTCCAGCCATCTTGCTGGTCAAGGAACGGCGCGGCAATCCCATCCAGATACCCCACTTCGATGGTATCGAAGGTGTTGGGATCAGCGGCCAGATACCATGCGGTGGTGGACGCATCATCCAAACGCGCATCGACGATGATTTCCGCCGCACCCCGCACCGGGTTCGGCACGCGGCTGTTGGTTTTGGATGGGTCGGTTTCCGAGGTCATTAGCACCCGCGCCGTGTCTTCCTGCGCGGCAGGCACAATCAGGAAAGAAGGCCGGATATTGAGCGTAGCCGAACCGTCCTTTTGCGTGCGCATGGCGGTGCGCCCAGCACCAACACTCGCGGCGGTAATCGCCGTGCCGCTGCTTGCCAGATTGTTATGGTCGGCATGGAACAGCGCCACACTGTCACTCATCGCCGGGTTATCAATCAGGATGCTGAACACCAGATCACCCACCGTCCGCGCCGCCGCACGCCCCATCTTGCGGGGAATGTCGGTAAACGCCGTCAGGTCATCATTGATGATCGCCTGACGTGTGATGGAAAACAGCTTGCCGTAAGTGGCGAGCTTGATGCTTTCCGCCCGTTCGCCAATGGTGCCGTGCTTGTATTCACCGCTTTCGGGGATTTCATCCAGCTTTTCAAACACGCCCAGCCCAACGCGGCTATGGGTTTTGAAATCCGTCAGATTGCCGGTGCGGGTGAACATCGTGAAGACTTCCTCTGCTTCCTCATAGCCGCGCAGCATGGCCTTGCGGGAGTTGTTCTCCAGCAATTTCGGGAAGTCGCTGGTGGAATGGGTAAAGGCACGCGCCACCAGCTCGCGCTTATCCATATGCGCGGTGCGAATGCCGCGCAGTTCCAGCGATTGCCGCGCCATCTCCAGCAGCGTATAGCCCACCAGTTCCGAAGGCTTAACATCCTTGCCAGCGATACCGGCACGGTAGGCAATCGCATCTTCAGCGGCGCGGGAGAATTTCTCCACATCCGTATCGCCCACTTCAATGCGCTGGTTGCTGGCCACCGGTTCTTCGCGCTTGCCAATGGCTTCGAGCAGTAGCTTGCGGGCTTCGCCCACATCCACCGCCGGATCATCAAGGCATTGGTCACGCAAGCCGGTATGATCGCCGTGCTTTGCAAATAGGCTGCGGATTTCTGTACGGCGGGCTTTCTCCGCGTTCAGGGCTTCCTGCCGCACCTGATCGACATTCACGGGCGGCGTTTGGGGCGTGGTTGCAGCACGTTCCCCGGTTTCTTTGACTGCTTCGGGCATGGTAGTCTCCTTTTTAGGTTGGGTTGGTTGTGAGGGAAGGCTTTCGGCCTCCAGTTTCCTGCCAATGCCAACGGATGCGTCGGCGGGAATATCGACCAGCGAGATTTCCATCGGCGTCCAGCGGACGACACGGTAGCGGGCTGGCTGGTTTTCGGGTTCTTCGATGAGTTTGCGCTCATGGATGCGGTAGGCCACCGACACATTGCGGAGGATGCCGTCGCGCACGTCCTGCCACAGGCCTTCCACCTCGGCGCGTTTGGACAGGCGGATTTCCGCATAGCCACGGCCATTTTCAATCCATGCCCGTTCCACCACACCGATGCGGTTTTCCCGCTCGCTGCGGTCATGGTTATACAGCACAGGCGCGGCGTTATTCAGGCGGGAGAAATCCGCTTCATCTGCGTCATGTCCCAGCACTTCCACCCACGCATCGCCAAACAGCGACTGGCGGGTGACAGGTTCCTCCGAAGAAAAAGAAAGCCGCACGAGGCGGCTTTCAGTGTCCACGATGGAGCGGGAGGTTAAATCAATCGTCCTTGTCAGTATTTCCGGCTGGTTTGTCATCGGATGGTTCCTCCTTTTGGGTTTTGCCGTGCGTGCTGGTGCTGAAGCTGATGCCAGCTTCGGTTTCCTGCTCGCGTTCCTGTTTGATTTGCTCGAATACGTCCTGCGGGTTTCCGCCACGCTCGCGCACCACCTGCGACCGCGACTTAAAGCCCGCCGCCACCGCTTTTTCCTCGGCGTTTACTTCACGCTGCGGGTCAATCCACGGCATGATGGGTCCTTGGAAGCTGGCTTTTTTCAGTGAACGCGGATTGATGCTGCCCTCGGCAAGGGTGATCTGCCCGGACAGCACCGCCATATCCACGAACCGTTCCCAGATAGGATGCACGCAGCGTTCAATGAAATAATCGCGCAGCACGCCGTAATGGATGGATTGCTCCACCAGCTCCTGCCGTTGGGCGCTATAGGTGCCGTTGTAATCTTTGGCGATGCTAGAAAAGCCAGTGGCCGTTCCCGCCGCCACCGCCCGTAGTTGCGAATTGCGGAATTGCTCCAGCATGGCATTGGGGCGGTTGCTGTCGATCATGCCGATTTCCTCACCGGGCAGGAGATTGTCAAAAATCATCCCCGGCTGCATTTTCATCAGCCGGTTGCCCGCGCCATCCACCTGCGTGGAACTCATCGGCGCATCCAGATTCTTTCGCACATAGGCGCAGATGCTGGCCGCTACCTTCGCCGCCAACCGCTCGGAAAGCTCGTAATCCTTAATATCCTCCATGCGCGTTAGCACGCTGGCGAAAATGGACACGCCCCGCGTCTGCGCGATGCGGTCAGCAGTTTTCAAATGGATGATTTTCTCCGCCGGATAGCGCTTCACGTCGCGCTTGGTCACAAAGCTATGCCGGTCACCCGGATGATCCTTGTAGAGGAAATAGGCACGCGGCTTGCGCCATGCGTTCTTTTCCACGCCGTGGATGATGCGGCGTTTGTCGTCGCTGTAATCGAAAGGCAAATAATCCGCTTCAATCAGTTCCAGCGAATACGGCACCAGCGTGCCGTGATCGAGCGCCGCACCCGTGCCTTCGATATGCTTTACCAGCACTTCGCCATCACGGAACCAGCACCGCGCCAACAGGCGGAGCATCTGGTTCCAGTGCAGTTCCCACGTCACTTCCGGGAAGCGAATCCATTCTTCCCACAATTCCACCAGCTGCTCGTTGACCTCCTTGGCCAGCTCACCACCGGTACGCTTGACCTGCGGTTCAATGGTAATCCCGCGCCCCACCACATTATTGACGAGGCAATTCAGCACGCCCCGCGCCAGATCATGGTTTTCATCCAGATAGCGGGCTTGCAGGCGCAGTGATTCCCCGGCACGTTCCACCACCGCATCGCCGCTGCCCGCATCGGTTTTGATTTTCCGCAGGCGCGAGGGTTGCGCGGCTTCATAGGCACGCTGAGCATGGAGAATCTTCCGCGCCGTATCGCGGCGCAGCGCCACCTCCGGCGAGAATATCTCAATGGTTCTGTCGAGAAGGTTAAACATCGCTGAAATCCGCCAAGGCTGCTTGTTGGTTTTGACTTGCTGATTCGAGAGAGGCCACGCGCCGCTCCCAATACTGAATCTGCTCCCTAATTTCCCGGCTGTTCGCCAGTGTCAGGCTGCGCCCGTTCATGGAATAGCTCTGGCCTTTTGCCACCGCCAAATCCGCTGCAATCCACGCATCCAGCGCGGTTTGCGCCTGTTCAAGAGTGAGTGCCATAAAGGGTTCCTTTAGTTAAAATTCCAGTCATCAAATCCCACCCAGCCATCGCTTGCGGGCGTGGCGGGTTCGGGTTTTTGCTTCGTGATCCGCTCGCGTTCCATTTCCTGCACCAGCGCATCCAGATTCGGGTTCAGGATGTAGAGCGCCGCCAGCGCGTACACTCGGCAATCCAGCGCCTCGTTGCGTTGCCCTTTGGCCAGTACCCAGTGGCGCGTGGGGTGGCCGTTGACGAATTTGGTTTTCACCCGCTCGGAGGTCAGTTGCCGGAAGTAATCTTCCGGGTATTCCGCCGGGAAGTGGCAATAACCCGCACCCGGCTGGTGAATCTTCAGCCGTGCGTAAATCATCTGCTTGGCCGTATCCGTCCCCAGCGTGAACAGTTTCACCCGCAGCTTGTTGGTGCGGCTGAAGCGACTGACCAGTGGCCTACCGATTTGTGACGCGCCTTTAATGGCAAACACCCGGTCATGTTCGCGGGCTTTGCAATATTCATAGACTTTCTGCGTGTAGTGGCCGCCGGTGTCGATGCAGGCGCAGCCCAGCGAAAGGCTCACCCCGTCGCTACGCTGGAAAGACTGGTGCAGCACACGATCCAAATCCTCCCACAGTTTGGCCTGCGCCGGGTCACCATGCAGCACATGGTATTGCAGCGACCAGCTTTCCTGCCCAACACCCCAGCCGACGATTTCCGCTTCCAGCCGGTCATCCTGCACGTCCACCCCGGCGGTAATCACCACCACGCCCTGCGGCACGATGCGCCCCCAGTTCTCCTTGCGGCTGAGCAGGCCGGTGTGATCCACGCCTTCGGTGGCTTCTTTCCATGTTTCACCCAGCGAGGTATTCACCCAGACTTTGAGCGTTTCCGGCAGGCGCTTGGCCTTCATGAAATTCGCTACCATCTCGCCCCAGCGCACCCACGGGCTGTAAAGCTCCGAGATGTGAAAGCCAACAATGCCGCTAAACTCCGCCTGCGCCCGCCACTCGCCCCGCGCCAGCATCCACGGCTTGCTACTATCTTGCAGCATGGCCTCGCAATGCTCGCATTCGTAATGCGCGGCCTCCGGGTCTTTGCGGTCAAACTTCACCTGCGCCCAGCGCAATGTCTGGAACGCGCCGCATTCCGGGCATGGCACAAAAAACAGCCGCTGGTCACTCAGGCCGTAACGCGCCTCAATCTTGCTTTCGCCCTCAATCGTCGGCGTGCTGGCCGATACCAGAAGCCGGTTCCAGAAGGTGGTGGTGCGTTTCTGCGCCAGCGAGCCGGGATCACCCTCACTGCCTGCCGATACCGGATAGCGGTCTTCCTCATCGAGCAGCACAATCCGGATCGGGCGGCTGGCGAGTGATGACGGGCTATTAGCTCCCGCCAGCGTCAAATGCCCGCCGTTGAATTTCTTATGCAGCAGCGTGTTATCGCTGTTGCGGCTTTTTGGGTCTTTGAACAGTTCCGTCAGCGCGTCCGAATCACGGATCATCGGCGCAAGCCGGTCTTTGCTCCATGCTTCGGCCATCTCCAGCGTGGGCTGGATGAACAGAATCGGCGATGGGTCTTGGTGAACGAAGTAACCCAGTATGTTGTTCAGAATCTCCGTTTTGCCGATCTGCGCCGAGGTCATAAACACCACCTCGCGCACGCCCGGTTCATTCACTGCGTCCATCATGCCGCGCTGGTAGGGGGCGCGGTCAGTCCGCCATTTTCCGGGTTCGGCGCTTGCTTCCGGGCTTAGTTTTCGGTTTTCGTCCGCCCACTGGCTTACGGTCAACTCCGGCGGCGGCATCCACACCTGCCGCACTTTCCGCATCAGGTTCTGGTAAGGGTTCATCATGGGCGAGTTCACTCAATGCTTCATAAATCGTAGCCTTCAGGAACCGCTCAATCTCAGCGGGTTCCTTCATGGCGGTGATCTGGAAGGCGCTTTTGCTCGGTATGGCAAGCAGCCGCATCCGGCAGGCGGAAACTTGCTGCATCCAGTCATGTTCAATGGTTTCCAGCGGTATCAGTTGGTTGCGAAGTGCTGCCACTTCGAGTTCCGTTTTATCGGCCTGCGCCTTAATCAGCCGGGCGCGTTCGTGATGCGTGTCACGCGGCGCATCGGCGTTGCCATAGGCGCGATCCTGCAAATAGCGCACATAGTGCTGCACGCAGCGCACCAGATCGTATTTGCCCTTTTCGGCCTTGGGGATGATGCCATCCCGCGCCAGCTGCTGCACCCGGCGTTCGGTCAGGTTCAGGAACCGCGCAATTACCGCTACCTTGTGAAGAATTTGCATGAAGGGTTCCTATCATGACGTGATAATCCACCCCGCAAACTCTCCAAACCGAAACCATTCCGCTGCATTTTCTCCGAGTATGGCAGGATCAAGCGGGCGCTGGACGCCGCCGAGTGATAATTCCTTGGCGATGATATGCTCCGCGCTGACGCCTGCCGCCACTTTGCCCGCCAGCGTCAGCCGCCACAGCACCGTGGCCTGATAGCCGGTGGCCGCTTCGCATTTATCGACGATGACAATCGCGCCGCCGGGTTTGAGCGATGCGCGGAGCTTGGCAATAAACGCCGCCCGCGCACCCACCGGCATGAACATCATGACGAGGTAACACACGGCCACATCGAACGGTTCGTAATCAAACCGGCAGGCGTCCATCTGCACCAGATGCTCCTTGCCCGGTCCCGAATACTGGCCGCACATTTCCGCGCTTGGCTCAATCGGCACCAGCTTTGCCTGCCGTTGTTTCAGCGCCGCTTCCAGCGCCTTGCCGATATTGCCGGTGGAAGCGCCGATGTCATAGACCAATCCGCCTTGCGGGATATAATGGCGGGCGATATGCGCCACCGCGCCGGTGACCAGATCATACCAAGGCAGCTGCTCGCGCACATGCTGGTTAAAACTTTGGGCAACTCCGGCGTGTTCGAACGTCCATTCTTTCGGTATATCCATTACGGTGTGGGAAGTGTTGTCCATGTTTCATTCTCAAATACTTTGACCGAAGGAATGCCGAATTCCGCATACATGGCCTGCGTGCGCGGGTTGCTCTCTATCGCTAGATATTGTTCGCCGCTATGCCCATGCTTCGGCAGCACTAGCTGCTCCAGCATGATGCGCTTGGCGATATGCGGTGGTTTGTAATAGCGGTTGAAATGCGCTTCCTGCGGCACCCACCCGGCCTTGAAATACAGGCTATCCAGCGTCGGCTGTTTATGTTTCTCAGGCCGCGCCGTCATCAGGATGGTATGATAGGGCGCAACCAGACTTACCAGCCAGTTACGGTAGGTTTCATGCTGGATTTGCAGGGCGAAGGGTTTACGTTTCTCATGACTATTGGCCACCAGCGTATAATTCAGATCGAGCAGTATAATCATAACTTCACTCCCAGCCGACGGGAGAAGGCTTGCTTTGCTTCAGCCACCAACCCCATGCGGCTGCCATCAGGATAGGGAAGATCAAACTCAAATTCGAGCGCTGCTTTCAGTCTTTTAAGATTGATTTCCCGTGGTTTACCGCAAATGGCCTGCACGTTACTGTTGCTTTCATCCACCTGTACGGCGAGGAAGAATTGCTTGAACAATTCATAAAACTCCCGTTGCGAGTGGTACTTCTGCACTTTCGGCGAAGTGGCAATATCGCCCAGCGTAATGCCCGGTTCATAATCCAGCTTGAACAGCACCGCGCCGGATTGCCGTTCATTCAGCGAGTGATAACCGCTCAGCTGCTTGATGTTGATATGGTTGATCGCAGAGGCCACCGCGTAAAGCTGGGTCGTATCATCGGCCAGCGCCGCGCAGATACAGGCAATATGCTCGCGGTCAGCCTGAAAGGGCACGCTGTTCAGCACGCTGGAAATGAAGATCGACGAATAGCGCAGCTTTTGCGTACCAATGGCATGCAGAAACTCCCGCGCCAGCGCGACACTCTCTGCCTTGTCGATGTCATCACCTTCATTGACCCGGTATGGCTCAAACGGCGTGACCGTAATGCCCATGCTGCGAAGGATGCGGGTTTCATGCAAATGCCCCGCACCGAAATCTAGCACGCAGCGCCCATGCTGTTTGATCCAGCGTTCGCGGTTAGCCGCATCATGAATATCAAACGCCTTGGCGGTGGAATCCCCCGCCACCGCGAAGATGAAGCCGCGCCCAAGGCTGTTTCGTACCTGACGCAAACGCCGGAACGAATTATGGCGCAGCAGATCCTCGTAACGCCGGTGGATGTCAAAATCCATCGACAGGTAATTGAGCATGGCTTCCGCCAGCTTGCCTTCTGCATCACTGACAAACACCACCGGCACCTGTTCCAGCCCCAGTTCAGCCCCGTGCTGCAACCTTCCTATGCCGTTCACCACCCGGTAATCCCGCGTAGCAACAATGGGCATGGTGATCCCGCGCCGCCGGAGGGTTTTGGCAATGTTCAGCGAATAGGCTTTCCAGCGGCCTTTGTTGGCTTTCAAAAACGGTACAATCGGGTGCGGCGTGGCATTCAGGCACGGGTAGAATTCCGGCGTATCCACCGCCTTATCGGGCAAGCCTTCGGCGAGCTTACGCACATCCGCCAGCTGCATCCGGGCATTCATATCCGCCACCGTGTCGCTCTGGCCTAAATCATTGGTGGCGCGGTTAAACACCACGTTCACGCCTTTGCGCTCTGCCAAATCCATTGAGCGCGTTACTTCCAGCGGCACCTGCGTTACCCCCATGCGGCACGCCACATGGTGGCGCTGGTGGCCGGAGATGATTTCCCCGTCCGGCGTGGCATAAAGCGGCAGCAGGAAGCCCAGCTTGCGAAGCGACAGTTCAATCAAATCCAGCCGCTCCGGGTCTGCCACACGCGGGTTATAGGTGGAAGGCGCAATATCTGTGACGTTTACCAGTTTCATAATCCGAGCCGCTTTTTCAGTTCTGCAACAATTTCTTTTTTCTCAAAGCCCACATCCTGCTTCATGGCCTCCAGCCATTCGAGATATTGCTCTCGCGGGATAGGGAATGTGTAGCCGCCAATCCGGGCGGAGGTGTCGGCTTCCTCGATGTCGTCCTCGCCATCCTCGCCGAACCCATCCGCCAGCTCATCCAGCGAGGCCTGAATCTCTTTCAGTTCCTCCGCATTGAAGCCCAGCATGTCGGTGTCATAGGAGGCTTCATCCAGCTCGGTGATCTCCAACTGGAGCAGCGCCTTGTCCCATTCCGATTCCTCGCCCACGCGGTTATCGGTGATGCGGTACGCCTTGATCTGCTCCGGCGTTAATTCCGTGGCCACATGCACCGGCACTTTCTTTAAGCCCAGTCGCTTGGCTGCCTCAAAGCGCACATGCCCGACCACGATCACCATTTCCTTGTCAGTAACAATCGGCTGGCGGAAGCCAAACTCCTTGATGGACGCGGCCACTTTCTCCACCGCGTGCGCGTTAATGCGGGGATTCCGCGCATAGGGAATCACCTGATCCAATGGAACCAGTTCAATCTTCATTTCGGTTTCTCCTGTGATTTAGCGAAATGGTTTCGGCACCCATTTCGTTTTTTGATTTCGGGTTATCGTTATTTCTCAATCGGATGTGCCGAAAAAAACGAAACGAAATCGACATTTTTATGCTGGCGCTAACCAAATCCCGCGCTCGCGGCGTACCCGTAGGAGGGTGCCGGGGAAGGACCCGCCGACCGTTTTCCGCTCAACCA